TCATCGTTCTGTCCTGTATAAAATTTTTTCAAATATGCACTCACCTGAGACATTTTTTCAGTTTTATTTTCTATTTTACGTCTAACTTCTGGACTTTCTTTGAAATCCCCATCAGCCTCTTCATACGCTAGTTCAGCATTAGTATAATGGTATACCGAATCGGTAAATGGACCTAATTGTTTTTTGGTCCAAGGTTGTGGAGCTAAAACCACAGGAACTTTGAATTTACCTGAGCTACCGGAACTTGTTGCTTCTTTTATTTGTTTTTTTTCCATAAACAATTATATTATAAATACTTTAAAAATTGATATGAATACAGAAACATTAGATACTTCAGGAACATTATTTGAATCAGTGAGTTATCAATCTACTGAAAGTTTAGAAAAGTTCATGGATTCAATATCCTTAGAACATGCAATGCATTTAATAAAGGTTTCTTTAGAGTACTCTCACTCCAAAGGATTATTTACCATGAATGAAACTGAAATATTAAATAGATCTCTCAGATTGATAAATAAAAAGTTAAATTCACTTGATGAATCACCAATCCCAAAATCAGATTCTGTCGAAAATAATTGAGTTAGATCTGATAATAACAAGATCGATAATAAACGGTCATAATCCTTCAGAAAACGATCAATATAAGGAACAAAGAGAAGAATTGAATACTCTGAGATGTGTCTATTTCGGGTATGAAACAAAATATTGTAATAAAAAAGTTTTCAAAAAATAAATTCATATATCGTATCAAAAAAAAAGGGTCCCGAAGGACCCTTTATATTTTGGTTAAGACCATATTATCTCAACTCTCTCAAGTCAAATGTTCTAACACCATCAACTGTGATTCTACCATAGAATCTGTTGTTAACCACCTTCTTAGCGTATCTAGTCATGATACCTTTGATTGGTGTGAAGTTGAATGGATTATACATAGTTGGAGTAAGTTGTAGAGGTACATATGGTGCGTAAATGTAACCTGTGTCAAGCAAAGATGTTCCTTTGTGACCCAACAACACTTGGTTAGCTGGGAAGTAAGGATCTCTATAAACCTGATATCTTCCAGCAAGTGTACCGATTCTCTCGATACCCATGTTGTACTGATCTTGTTCAGGTGCCGCGTTTGAAACGTGGAAATACTCAAGATCATCGAAGATTGCAGAGATTTCAGATGAAACAACGATCCAGTTAGCTCCACCTCTCAAAGTTGATTTGTGAATCTGTGCTGAAATTTGGTTGATAGCTGTGATCAAAGTTTGGTTCCAATCCTTTTGAGTATAAGGAACTGCACTTGCTCCGAGTCTCTTCCAACCGTTGTAATCCCATCTTAGGTTCCAAGCCGCTGCTTTTCTAAGGTCTCTCAAGATTTCTCTATCGATCTCAGCCGCAACTTGCTCAGAAAGTAATGCTGTCAATTCAGCTTCTGCATCGATGTTGTGGAATGCTGCCACGTCTTGTGCCATTTCTGGAGACCACTGAGCTCTTAATTTTCTTTCAGTTACAGAAACTGTTACTGACATCAAATCAAATGAAACCTCACCGATCTTATCTTCGAATTCAAGATTCTTATAGATTCTATAAGTAGCTTTGAATGCGTTATCAGCAGCAACTGTAGATGCAAATGTAGAACCTGTGTAACCGTCCATAGAAGGTCCACAAGTGATACAAACTGGAACCTGCAAGTCTACCTCAAGATAAATCTTACCTTCAGCGTCACAAAGGTTGTCATATTGACCACCACCTGTTTTGTCATTAGGGAAGATAGAGTTTGCGTTGTTATCACCATACTGTACAATACCTTTACCGTATCTTTGAGTTACAACTCTGAAAAGGTAAGGATTTGAAGTATTAGCTGAAGTGTATGCATTACCAGAAACACCCAAGATTGTCAAATCAGATAAGAATGATTCATTATCCATAGGTTGACCATCAGGACCGATAAGTTTACCAGCTCCAGTAGAAGCAAAACCTGACATAACTATCAATACTTTTCTGTAGTTATCAAGTGTGTAAGCTGAAGGAACAAGAGCGTCTGCCAACCATGCTACAGTTCCTACTTCAGCAGTGATTGCCGAGTAAGTTCCTTTAGAGTAGTCGAACAAACCTGGAGGATCCAAAGCTGGTTCATTACCTTCATAAAATCTATCATAAAGATCTTTGTTAAGGTTATAGTCATAACCTGAGTTAGGTGTCTGACCTGCAGCTTGGTTCGGAGAACCGTAAGGTGCCCAGTGCTCAGTTGTACCTGGTTGATATGACTGAATGTTTGGTACAAAATAGAACAATTTACCGATTGGTAAGTTCATTGCTTGTACTGATACGATGTCATTAGCAAGAAGTTTAGAGAAAACTCTTCTAATGATTGGGAATACTACAGTTTCGAAAGATCCTGAGTCTGAAGTTGTACTAGCCTCGTTAATTAAGTGAGAAGCTTGGTTCTCATATAATTGAGCTACGTTATCCTTCATATGACCTTGAAGTCCTTCCAAAAATCCGAGCTTATCCCATTTGCTGATTGTGTCTTCTTTGATAACTTTAAGGTGCTTAAGACCTATGTTACCTACGAGACCTGATTCTAATAAAGCTCCCATTTTATTTGTTTTTTGTTTTTAATTATTTTTATAACAACTAGTTGATTTTAGAAATCAAATCTTTGATTCTCATAAACTGAGGGTTTTCATAAGTTTTGCTTTCGATCAAAGTTGTTGATGATCCTGTAGATGGTGTATTTACAATTTTCTTACCTACAGACTCGTTTATTGATTGTGATTCACTCTTAGATAATTCTTCTTTGAGTTGTCTGTAAAGATTTTTTGAATCTTTAAGAGACTCAACATTATCGAATCTTCTAAGAATGTTAATTTTCTCTTTCTTGGTTGTTGAGTGTTCAGTGAAAAGTCTTGTTGCATATGCCAAGTTTGAATTGAAAATAGCAACTTCGTTTAGTTTATCTCTAAATACATTTAGAGCTTTTCTATACTCTTCATTTTTTTCTCTCAACGAATCCACTTCTACTTCAAGAGATTCTACAGTTACTCCGTTTTTGTAAACGTAATTTCTATTATTTGTTACTCCCTTTCTTAAACCTCTTCCTTCTTTTGAACCCATTCCGTAAGTTCTAGCAGCTTCTTTAGTTTCTTTCTTTACAGATTTCATTTTTCCATCGAGGTTTTCACCATCTTTGTAACTAAATTTAGGTTTACCTGTACCGATAGATTTAGGTGCTTCTTTTTTATCTTCTTTAAATCCACCGCTCTCCTTTTTATAGTCAAACTTTGGACCTTTTCCGATACCAACACCCTTAGGTTTAACGGACATTTTTTTACCCTCTTTGTGCTCTCCCTTCTTAGATTTTTTGTGATCGTAAGATTCATAAACGTCGAATGATTCTTCATCTTCTTCTACGTCCATTTCTGGTTCTTCTTCAGAGTCAAATTGTTCATCAAGCTCTTCGTCGCCCTCAGAATCATCTTGTTCATCATCGTCTTCTTCGTTGAATTCAATTTCATAAACAACTTCTTCTTCTGAATCGACCATATCCTCATCTTGCTCATCCATGTAGTCTTTATGAGATTTAGAGTCGTCGCCTTTTTTACCGCCCCACTCTTCACCCATTTCATCTTCCATGTAATCTCCTTCCATGTAGTCTCCTTCCATGTGTTCAGATTCTTTAGCAAAGATTGCTTGAATTACATCATCTACTTCATCATTAGATACCATTTCTTCTTCGTACATAGTTTCTTCATTTTCTTCTGATTCACCAAGTTTCACGAGATATTCTGAGTCAGTATCGTTATCGCTTAGATGAAGATCTTCACCGTCTTTCTTGACGATGATACCATCTTCCTCACCCATAGCCTTGAATACTTTAAGAATTTCTTCGTCTGAAGCTTTACGTAAATCAATAGGTTCATCAGATTCGTCTTCCATGTCAACATCCATTTCGATGTCCATGTCAGAAAAATCTTCGTTATCAGCATCCATTTCATCATCAGAAGGTTCCATTTCGTCTTCTTCTTCAGAATCAACTTCAGCGTCTAAATCTAATTCTTCCTGTTCAGAAAGAGATTCTTTTACTAATTGGGAGATTTCTTCTTTCATAGTAGATTGAAGTATTCCTTTTGCGTTTTCGGCAATTGCTTCTTCAACTTGTTTCATTTGAATTAATGCCTCTTCTACAACATTTTTATTTTCTTGCATGAAAATTTATTTTTTCTTAATAAATATATCCAAACCACAAAAAATTCATTTTCCGTGATTTAGAAACGGTTTATATTTTAGAAATAATTTTAATCTAATTTTATATAAATAGTAGGAGCATAAAAAAAGTGGTCTGATTTGACCACTTTAGTTTTCGATTACTTCGTCGATTTTACTTTCAGATACTGAGGTTATTCTCCAATCGTAAGAAAACCCTTCATATTTCTTAGTTACTTTCGCTTCTACGTCAGTTACAGAATATCCTTTAACTAACTTCTCTTCTCTGATTTTTTTAATCTTACCTGAATTTTCATCTGGTAGATCGTAGGTAATTTTTGCTACAAAATACTTTTCGTCCATATTAATTATTTTCCTAAATAATCGGAAAGTCTTTTCATCAAATCAATAGACTGATCCATAGGTTGTAATTTTGTTTTCTTTTCCTCCTCCAAATTCTCATCGTATTTTTCTCTATCAGACACATCATCAAATAGATACGCACCTGGAGTTGATGGTGAAGAAACTAAATCAAAACAAATTAATTCAAAATCTTCTTGAACTTCATTTCTTTCTCCTACCTTCTTTAAAGACCCGACACCACGAGATGAAATACCCAAGGTTACTCCTTGTCTCAATAAATTCGCCGCTATGTCCCCTTTTGTTGTGACAACACCTCTTTCATGGAAACCAGGTGATGTTAAAAGTTTTAATTTACCCATGAGTATATTCTTATCCCACCATATGTCTGTGATCATGTGAGAAACTCTATCTAAATCGATTAGAGAAGATTCTGGGTGATTAAGTTCTGATGTTGCTAAACCTTTCTTGATAAGTTGTTTGTACTTATCAGCTTCTCTTTTTAGAATACGTTCAGGATAAAATCTTCCGTTTCTATTGGCCGTATCATACTTTTGTAGAACCGCATAAAATTCGAAGGGATTTCTATAATCGAGTTGTTTGGATTCTTGAATAAATTTCAAATTATTCTCTTCGGTTGGTGAAACATAACCAGCATCCATCTCGACTAATATTCCATGACCAACTTCGTG